CTAGCAAAAACATTTGAGGGTACTTTATCAATGATTGGAGATAAAGTTTTTAACTTTAAAAGAGTTCTATTAGATGCTGGTTTCTTTTCAGAACTTAAAAATCAATTTGGCGACCTGAATAAATTTTTAGAAGATAATGGAAAACAAGTAGATGCAATAGCAAAAAAAATAGGTAAAGGATTGGCAATAGCATTTAAAGGTTTGGCAAATACAGTTATATTCGTAAAAGATAATATTAATAAGTTTGCTTTAGCTTTAGGTTCTTTAATAGCATTAAAAGTTGCAACTTTCTTTTATGGTATTGTAACAGCTTTAAATGCTCTGACTGTTGCTATGTACGCATTTAATTTAGCAACTAAAAGAAATATTATCTTTGGTAGTATTATGGTTTTTGCTTCTGCTATGGGTTTCTTAATTCACAAATTTAAAGAATTTAAAGGAGAATTAAACAAACAAGAAGAAACAATAGAAAGTTTAAATGCAAAAATAGTAAAATGGCAAAAGATAGTAGATTCTACTCATGGTAAAGCAAATTCAAAGGCAAAAAAAAATGCTAGTTTAAATATTAAAATTGCACAAGAAAAAATAAGATTATTAAAACTAGAAAGAGATGAATTAAAAATGACAGATACTGCTCACATGAGGGTTAGAACTAATATGTCAAAATTTATAACAGAATTAGAAAAACAAAAAAAATTATCTAAAGAATTTATGGAGGCATTTAAAACAAATCAAATATCAGAATCGCATGATGCTATGCACGAAATGATGAATGAATCTATAGGTCAGTCTAAAACATTTAGAGATATATGGAGAGAAATAAATAAAAATGAATTACAGAATTTTGCTACTAAAATGAAAAATATAAAAACAACTATTGCAGAGGGCATTAATACAGGAATAAGAGATTTTTCAAACAGTTTAGCAAGAACAGTTATTCTTGGAGAAAATTTAGCAGAATCATTTAAAAGAATAGCACAAGACTTGGCCATTAAAATACTTTCAATCACTATTGAAATTATAATTAGAAAAAACATTGAACTAATGCTTGAAAAGAAAATAACAGCAGAAAAAATTAAACAAGCTACAATAGGTGCTACAAGTGCTTTATCAGGTTTAGGTTCATTTAAAGGATTCTTTGGTATGGCTTCAGGTGGTGCAGTATCAAAAGGAAAACCTGTTGTAGTAGGAGAAAGAGGGCCAGAAATGTTTGTACCAAACTCATCAGGTCAAATTCAACAAAATGCTAGAGGAACAGGTGGTGGAACTGTTAATGTTAATTTTAATATTGATGCAATAGATTCAAGTAGCTTCAATAATGTTTTAGTAGAAAACAGAGGTGTAATAACTTCAATAATAAATAATGCTTTAAATGAAAAAGGTAGGAGAGAGTTAGTATAATGAGTGGTGCATTTCCTATATCTAATTCTAAATTTGAAACATTAGGTATTCAATCAATTCAAAGTACAATTATATCTAAATCAATAAGTGGTAAAAAATTATCAAGAACTATTGATTCTCAAAGATGGGCTTTTACTGCATCAATTATTACAGGAAATAGATCAGATGTTTATGGAGAATTAATGGCTTTTATTGTTAAACAAAGAAGTGGAAAAGAAAATTTTACTATTATCCCACCAGAAATAGAAGATGCTAGAGGAAGTGAAACAGGAAGTGTTTTAGTTAATGGAGTTCATGCAGTTGGAGATACAACAATAGCGATGGATGCCTTTGCTGGAGATGGTGCTGGAAGATTTAAAGCTGGAGATTTTTTAAAATTTGCATCACATGATAAAGTTTATATGGTTGTTTCTGATGTAACTTCATCTAGTAATGCCGCAACAGTTACAATAGAGCCACCTTTAACAACAGCATTAGCAGACGATTCAGCAGTAACTTATGATAATGTTCCTTTTACAGTTCATTTAGTAAATGATGTTCAATCTTTTGGTGTGGTAGGAGCTGATAAAGATGGAAGCCTTTTATACAAGTATGAGATTGATGTTGAAGAAACTTTATAACAAAATATTGCATGGCTCAATATCTAGTTAAGTATTGGATGAATGTTGATGTACTTGCTGAAGAATTAGTTGATAGTGAAAATATTAATATGGAAACAAACGATTTAGGAAAGTATAATGAACCAACAAAAGAAGCAAATTATAAAATATTAGATACAATAAAAATTAACAGAAGAAGTTACGAGGAACATGACAAGAAGCCTAACGACAGCAGTAAAGAACCACCTAGCAACAAATGAAATTAAACCTGTTCATTTAATAACTATTGGATTTGGCACACCACAAAATATTACAGATTGCGTACATGATTTAACTTCTTCAGTATCAGGTTCTAGTGTTACTTATTCATCAAGCAAATTTTTAGTTAGTTATCCCGAAGTATCAGAAGAAACAGATATAAGTAAATCAAGCATAGCAATATCTTTATCAGGAGCAGATCAAACATATATATCTTTAGCATTAGCAGAAAATATAGTTAATGATGCAGTAACTATTTATAGAGCATTTTTAGATGCTAATAATGCAATTATAGATGACCCTTTTTTATTATATAAAGGTGCAATAGAAACTTACACTATTAATGAAAACGAAACATCATCAGCACTAACTTTAAATATAGTTTCTCATTGGGCAGATTTTGAAAAGAAATCAGGAAGAAAAACTAATAATACTTCACAACAAAGATTCTTTAGTGCAGATAAAGGTATGGAATTTTCAAGTGAAACAGTTTTAGATATTAAATGGGGTAGAGCATAATGTTTAATTGGCTTGATAAATTATTAGTTAAAATAGGAAAAAAAATATTAAATAGATATGCACCTAAAGATGAGTTTATTGCTTACATTAATAAAGATGAAGAAAAAATATTAAAAAAATTAGGCGGATATGGAAAGCCTGTAAATGAAACAGGTATCAAATCTTTTTGGGGAATTAGTATTGGGCCTGTATCAATAGGGTCTAGTGGTGTTTCTATTGGTGGAGTCAAATTAGGTGTTACAAAAGTATTTAATTGGTTTAAAACTCTTAATCCTTGGGTTGCTTTAGGTGTATTTGCTATCGGTTGGTTGTTTATGTCAAATAGACGACCTGATATGCCAGATTTTGGAGATAGTGATTTTAATAATTTTGAAAAAGGAATTTTATTAAATCATCAATCAAACGATCAATCTATTCCTATTGTTTATGGAGAAAGAAAAATTGGCGGCACTAGATGCTTTGTAGAAACAAGCGGAACTGACAATGAATATCTTTACATAGCATTAGCATTATGTGAGGGAGAAATTGAAAGTGTAGATAAAATATATGTAGATGATAAAGAAGTTACTTGGTCAGGTGCATTAGCAGATGATACTTTAAGAACAGTAGGAAGTGGAGATGGAAATTTTTATAAAGATAGTGCAAGTTTAATTAGTGTAAAATGTCATTATGGAACTGATAGTCAGGCACAATGCGATCTATTAGGTACATTATCATCTTGGACTTCTGTTCATAGATTAAGAGGAATCGCATACATAAGTTTAAAAATAAAATGGAATCAAGATGCTTTTTCTGGACTTCCAACAATTCAAGCATTAGTAAAAGGAAAAAAAGTAGTTGCTTATGATGCAAGTTCGGTAGCACAAACTGCGGCACACTCCAATAATCCAGCTTGGTGTTTATTAGATTATTTAACAAATGAAAGATATGGAAAAGGAATTGCAATAGCAAATATAGACATACCTAGTTTTTATACAGCTTCAGGAGTTTGTGATACTGATGTTACTCCTTATACAAGCGGAAGTGCCATAGATATATTAGATTGTAATGCAGTTTTAGATACTTCAAAAAATGTAATTGATAATGTTAGAGAATTAGTAAAAGGTTGTCGTGCTTATTTACCATATACAGGTGGAAAATATAAATTATTAGTAGAAACAACAGGTTCAGCTTCTATAACTTTAACCGAAGATGATATTATTGGTGGATATAGTTTAGCAAGTGAAAGTAAATCAAATAAATACAATAGGGTTATAGTTTCTTATGTTAATCCTGATAGAAATTGGCAAGTAGATGAAGTTCAATGGCCTGAAATAGATGATAGTGGTTATACATCAGCCGACCAACACGCAACAATGAAAACTGCTGATGGTGGTTTTTTATTAGAAGGAAGATTTGATTTTACCACAATCACAAATCCATATCAGGCTTTAGAAATAGCAGAGGTAATTTGTAGAAGATCAAGAGATTCAAAAGGATTACAATTAACAGTAGGTTTTGATGCTTATGATTTAGCAATAGGAGATATAGTTAATATTACATTATCCTCTTTAGGATATTCTGCAA